GCTAATCAATCAGAACTATGGGTGGAACTAGTAAATGGCGCAAGGATTCGTTTGTTTGGTGCTGATAATGCTGACTCTTTACGAGGTTTATACCTTGATGGGATTGTCTTAGATGAATATGCAGATATGCGCCCTCGTATTTGGGGCGAGATTATTCGGCCTTTGTTGGCAGACCGACTCGGTTGGGCAGTTTTCATTGGAACACCTAAAGGCCATAACGCCTTCTGGGACATCTATAATAATGCCATTAAGTCAGAGGATTGGTATGCCAAAACCCTAAGAGCAAGCCAAACAGAGTTAATTAGCGCTGATGAATTGGCAGATGCAGCCAAGATAATGACGCAAGACCAATACTTGCAAGAGTTTGAATGTGACTTTGAGTCTGCTATTTTGGGCGCTTACTACGGCAAAGAGATGCGTCAGATTACCGATGCAGGCAGAATTACCCATATTGAATACGACCCCATGTTTCCGGTGCATACAGCATGGGACTTAGGTTATTCAGACGACACCGCTATTTGGTGGTTTCAAGTAGTGCATGGTGAAATTCGTATGCTTGATTACCACTCGTCTAATGGTCAACCAGTAGCGTTTTATGCAGGCATTATTGCCAACCGAGAGCGTGAAAGAGGTTACAACTATGGAACTCATTATTTGCCACATGATGCAAGGGCTAAAACATTAGCGTCAAATAAGTCCATAATTGAGCAACTTTCTGACAAAATTCCGCTAAAATACTTAAAAATTGTGCCAAGTTTGTCACTACAAGATGGAATACAGGCAACTCGTCTAGCATTAACTAGAGCCTGGTTTGACCACAAGTGCGAAGATGGCATTGAATGTTTACGGCAATACCAGCGTGAATACGATGAGGACAAGAAGGTTTTTAGGGATAAGCCTAGACATGATTGGACTTCTCATGGTGCTGACGCATTTAGGATGTTGGCTATTGCATGGAAAGAAGAAGCTAAGTTGCCCTCGAAAGATGACTCGATTAGAGGGGTGTTTGTAGGGCAAACCGATGTGTCACTAAATGACTTGTGGAAAAACACCAAGCAGGTAGTGAATAGGAGAATTTAATGGCGAATGACAAAGCAACTGTTAATCACAGTTATGAAGATTGGTATAAGACGATTATGGGCTACGAGCGTAGCTATAAGCGTTGGGAAGCTAGGGCAGACCGCATTGTAAAGAAATACAAAGACGATAGCCGCTATGACCGCAATCCTAATGCTCGTTTTAATATTCTCTGGTCAAATGTCCAAACCATTCAGCCAGCTATTTTTGCAAGACTCCCACGCCCTGATGTAAGCCGTAGATTTAGAGATAACGACCCTATTGGTCGTGTAGCCTCAATGATGCTTGAGCGTGCCTTAGAGTTTGAATTAGAGCATTATGGCGACTACAAGTCCGCAATGAATAACGCAGTATTAGACCGCTTATTGGGTGGTCGTGGCGTTAGTTGGGTTCGTTATGAGCCACATATTGTTGGTGAGCAAAGCGGTGAAGCAGATGGCGCACCGGAAGATGGCTTTAGCGTTACGGAAGATGCTGATGAAGCTGAAACTGAAGGCGCAATGGAAATTGAAAACCAAGAGCGTATTGAGTATGAGTGCGCTCCTGTTGACTATGTTCATTGGAAAGACTTTGGACACACCATTGCTCGCACATGGGAAGAAGTAACTGCTGTATGGCGCAAGGTTTACATGAGCCGCCCAGCATTGGTTGAGCGTTTTGGCGAAGAAATTGGCGGAAAAGTACCGCTTGACACCAAACCTGACGATTTAAAACAGTCTTACAAGTCTGACGATGGCGTTTACGAGGCATTAATTTATGAAATCTGGGACAAAGAAACCGGCAAAGTATTGTGGCTATCTAAGTCCCTCGGAAAGATATTGGATGAACGAGATGACCCTCTGGGTCTTGAGAACTTCTGGCCTTGCCCTAAGCCTCTCTACTCAACTCTCACTACTGACAGCCTTGAGCCGATTCCTGACTTTGTTATCTACCAAGACCAAGCAAGAGAATTAGATGTTCTGTGCGACAGAATTGACGGCTTAATTAACGCATTGAAAGTCAGAGGTGTTTATGACGCTTCTGCGGTTGAATTACAGCGCTTATTCTCCGAGGGCGAGAACAACACAATGATTCCAGTTTCTAACTGGATGGCATTTGCTGAAAAACAAGGCATGAAAGGCGCTATTGACTTAGTGGATTTAGCCCCATTTGCTTCTGCGCTCATGTCTTGCTATCAGGCGATGGAGCAAGTTAAGGGTCAAATCTATGAATTAATGGGTATTGCTGACATTCAGCGTGGTCAAACCGACCCACAAGAAACCCTTGGCGCTCAAATTATTAAGTCAAACAATGCTGCTGGTCGCCTAAAGACTATGCAACACGCAGTTGTGGACTTTGCTACCCAGTTGCTGTCCATCAAAGCGCAGATTATTTGTAACCACTTTACAGAAGAAACGCTAATTCAAATTTCTGGCGCAAGACAGTTAAGCCCACAAGACCAAGCGCTCATTCCACAAGCTATTGCTCTGTTGCGTGACCAAGCTGCTAAGAATTTCCGCATTGAAGTTACTTCTGACTCAATGATTTACCAAGATGAGCAGCAAGAAAAAGCGGACAGAATAGCGTTTTTAGCGGCTGTAGGTCAATATATGCAAATGGCGTTACCTGCCGCCCAAGCAAGCCCAGAATTAACCCCAATGCTATGCGAAATGCTCAAATTTGGCGTAACTGCGTTTAAAGCTGGCAAGCAATTAGAAGGAATTATTGACGAAACTGCTGACAAATTGCGTGATGCGCAGAAACAAGCAGAAGGTCAGCCAAAACCACCTCCTATTGAAATTCAGAAGGTGCAAATGCAGCAACAAGCAGAGATGCAGAAGCTACAAATGCAGGCACAACTTGAGCAAGTTAAAATGCAGAACCAAATGCAGCTTGAAAAAGCCAAGCAAGAATACCAGGCACAAGAAAACCAACTTAAATTCCAACTAGAAGAACAACGCAACCAGATGGACAGAGAGATGGAAGTAAAAGTCGCCCAAATGAAGATGATGACCGAGCGCAATACCCAAGTAATGCTAGCCCATATTAACAATGGCGCAAAGATTGAAGTTGCACGCATTGGCGCAGACGAGTCTGATGGCGCACAAGCCTATATGAACGAAGAAGCAATGGCTCAAGCAATGGAACACCCAATGCAACCGATTGCCAACGCTATTGGTCAAGGAAACGCCCAAATGGCACAAGCAATTAGCGCTTTGGTTGATACAATTAATGCTCAACACAGTAGGCCAAAGACTGTAATTAGAGGTCAAGACGGCAAAATTATCGGAGTCCAGTAATGGCTATAACAGTCAAGCATAGTAAGGTTTCAACAATACCTGACGGAGATGACTCGTCTTTAATTCGCCCAAGTGATTGGAATGATGACCATGTGCTAGTTGGCACAGTACCAGTTTCCAATGGTGGCACAGGCGCTTCTACCCTTACTGGCTATGTAAAAGGTAATGGCACTAGCGCCATGACTGCTAGCGCAACAATCCCTAATACCGATGTAACTGGCTTAGGAACAATGTCTACGCAAAACGCTAACAATGTCACTATTACTGGTGGCTCAATTAGCGGCGCAACTGTAAGCGGTTATATTCCGACCACAGAAAAAGCCCAACCATTAGGCGTAGCTACCCTTGATGCTGGCGGCAAAGTGCCAGTTTCCCAAATACCACAGATGGGTGATTTAAACTATCAGGGTACTTGGAACGCTTCAACAAATACACCAACACTTACAAGTTCAACTGGAACTAAGGGTTATTACTATGTTGTAAGCGTTGCAGGTACAACCAACCTTAATGGCATTACTGATTGGCAAGTAGGCGATTGGGCTGTATATAACGGTTCTGCATGGCAAAAGATTGACAACACAGACGCAGTTACAAGCGTTAACGGTTATACCGGCACAGTTGTTTTAACTCAACCTGACATTGCTGGCACAGTCCCTACAAGCCGCACAATTAGCACAGGCACAGGTTTAACTGGTGGTGGCGACCTTTCTGCTAACCGCACAATTAGC